ATTCGATGAGGGCGATGATACTATCGCTTTAGATCGAATAAACGATTCAGCTAGTCATAAGACAGGTACTGACGGTGAAATGACAGTAGCTATTAGTGCTGATAGAAGCGGTACAGTTGCGTTCAGACTTATGCAATCCTCAGACTCGAATACTTATATGTCAGGTCTGATTAATGCTCAAGAGAACGGAGCTTTCGTTCCTATTTTTATACAGTTTAAAGATACCAGAGGCGGGGACTTAGGTTCTGGTACTCAAGGGTACATTAACCGTCCAGCTGGTATAACACGAGGAACAGGTCTTAATAGTCAGGAATGGATTGTGACTGTAGAGCGTTTAGATCTACTCCACTTAGGCGGAGTATAAAAGTTTCCAAGAGGGGATCCTCTGTCTTAATGATCCCGGCCTAATTACAGACAGCCCTCTCTTGGATTTTAACATGGCCGGATAAACTTGACGGGAGTTTATAATGAGTTGTAAAACAGAATCAAAAGATATCGGAGATCGCGAGTACAGTGTTACTCAGTGGCCTGCAGATAAGTCGATGCTAATGAAGTTCAAACTAGCTAAGACATTCGGAGCATCCCTAGCTACTCTTATGGGAGCCTCATCCAATTCCAAAGATAAATCTGAAAATGACAAAGAGGAGACTAAGGCTTTCTCAGAAGGTATATCTATACTTTTCCAAAACAACTCTCCTGAAGACCTAGTGGCTCTCATGAAGAAGTGTGTGGTAGGTGCTGCCTGTAATGGGAAACGTATAACCGATACCTCTTTTAATGAGCTCTTCTCAGGAGACGACTTGATGGAGGTGTATAAGGTATTTGTATTTGTCCTACAGGTTAATTATTCAAATTTGTTCAAAGGCCAGTTAGCCGACCGCTTTCTGGCCAAAATGAAGGAAAACCTATAGACGTTAATAGGTTTCCCAATATAGATTCTGTTCTACACAGACCTATATTGTGCGATCCCCCAATGTGTACGTTGAGGGAATTGCAGGACGGAACCTACTCTATAGATGATATTATGCTTATGAACGAGATGCTAGACTTAAAATTAGCCTCTACGCCCAAACCTAAAAGGTAGTTATCGAGATGGCTTTGATTGATGAGTTATTAGTCGGCTTAGGATTCGAGTATGATCCTAAGGAGATGAAACAGTTCAAAGACGATGTAGGTAAGACTACGGGAGTTATTAAAGGTTTAGCTAAGGCGGCTATAGCTGGAGCAGTAGGTATAACCGGACTCACCATTGCCTCTACTCGAGCCTCTGACGAACAGGGAAAACTCGCCGATGAAATAGGGGATACTGTTGAAAACATAGATGCTCTCCAGTTCGCCCTAGAAAGATCAGGAGGATCTGCCGATAGTATGGCTGAGTCTCTTAGGAATATAGCCATTAGAGCTTCCGAAGCAGCTAGGGGAACTGGTAGTGGGGTAGAGGCTTTTGGCTTATTAGGTATATCCGCATCTGATTCAAACGGCAATCTTAAGAAAGCCTCCGATTTAATGTTGGAGGTATCTCAGAGATTCAGCGGCCTCAGTAAGACTAAGCAGATAGAGTTAGCTGATAAGTTAGGAATTAAAGACTCCATTAGACTACTACAGCAAGGTCCTGATGCTATACGGGAATTGACTGAAGAAGCTATGGCACTGGGAGTAACTACGGCTGAGGACGCTAAATTAGCTGCTGAATTTCAAGACTCACTAACTGATCTATGGAAAATCACCAAGCAAATAACTAGGATACTGCTTAGGGAATTCGTACCTATAATGAGGAAAATGGCCGATAGCTTTACCGAATGGTGGAAAGTTAATAGGCAGTTAATAGAGCAAAACCTTCCCGACTGGATAGACAAAGCTACTATGGCTATTAAGCTCTTAGTTATAGCGACCGGAGCTTGGATAGCAATGCGACTAGTGACTCATATTATGGCTCTAGTTGCTATGTTTAAAGCTCTATCTGTAGCAGCCATGATAGCTAATGTTAGTGCCTTATTGTTACCTATACTAATAGCAAGCGCTATAGCAGCGTTGGGATTATTAGCTGAGGACGCTAAGGTATTTTTTGAAGGAGGAGACAGCTTTATTGGGGATATGATTGAGAAGTATCCAAAGTGGAACAGTGCTTTAACAACTACGGCGGCTATATTCGCAACTTTATCCGATCTAACTACTATGATATTTGATGGATGGACTGGCATAATAGATCTATTTAGAGGAGCCTCTATAGGTAAGTTTTTAGACCTATTTAATCCTTCTAAGTCTGGATCCTTAGCTGGGTTTTTAGGAGACTTGACTGGACTATATACCGTGGAAGGAGGAGGTCTAATACCAGAGATAGGGAACTCCATTTCTAATGCCTCCTCTACAGCAGTAGATAAGGTGGAGATAATAATCCAAGGCGGAGCTGATACAGCTGAGAATATAGCCAGTGCTGTTATGAACGTGTTCCAACAAACATCCCAAGACTTAAATACAGCGGTGGATCAATAATGGCTTTTGAAAACTTATTTGTAAGGACAAAGAAATCCATAGGGGGTATAGAGTTAGATGCTGTTCTTAGCGAGACCCATACTAATCAGGTTAGGTTGACCAAAAATCCTATAGAGTTGGGAGTCGATATAACCGACCATGCTGTAATTGAACCTAAGCGTATAAATATAGTGGCTCAAGTTAGCGATACCCCTTTAGGTTCGGCAGCTTTTGGTCAAATAATTGATCTGGTTACTGGTCTGTTCGGAACCTCTACTACTCAGAATATAACTCGTAGCAATGCTGCATATAATGCAATGGTGCAGATTATGGAGGCCAGAGAACCAATAGAGGTTCAGACTAAATTGAAACTCTATAGTGATATGCTAATAACGGGACTTAGTGTTAGTCAGGATAAGACTTCATCTAGGATAGTACTGATGACTTTGAATTTAGAAGAGGCATTAATAACTGAATCTCAGATTGTCAAACTGACCCCTAGACAACTTAAACAGGGATCAGCTAGGGAACAAGGCTCCTCTGCTGATTCCAAGGGTAGACAAGAACCAGTTACTCCTACGAGTACAACTAAAAAGTCAGTATTAAAATCGGTTATTAATTGGGTAGGCGGCTAATGATAGAGATACCTCTAGATTCTAATCCGGAACAATTGTTCTCCATAACCTTATCAGGGGAGACATACGACTGTAGAGTAGTTCTCAACTCGAGAACTGGCATATGGAATATTTCTTTTTCTAAGTCGGGAGTAGATATAGTATTGGGAGTTCCTCTATTAGGAGGAGTTGATATATTAAAACAGTATTTAATTCCCATTAGTAATATGTACGTCCTTAATCTAGACCAGCCTAAATTAGACCCTTCTAAGGTGGGATTAGGTGTTTCCTCAAAGCTATTTATACTAACTGACGAGGAAGTTTTAGGTGAGTAGACAGTATAAGAGAGCTTACGAGCTAAGTATAATTCCTACCGAAGGAGATGCTAAGGTTATTAAGGGACTTAGAGTTAATTTTGAAATAACCAAAAGTGTCCTTAGCTTTCCAAACTTATGTAGGTTAAATATCCATAATGCCAATGACGACACCTTGTCCTTATTACAAACCAAATATACCAAAATTATATTTAACGCTGGTTACGAGGGAAACGTAAAACTTCTATTTAAAGGTCAAGTACGCAATGTGTTCCAGAGTAGGTCGGGCACTGACAAGATAATAACTATCTATGCTGGTGACGGAGAAAAAGACTGGCAAAATGCAACTTTCAATAAAACCTTTACTGAGAACATAACTATCAGCTCTGCTATAGACGAAGTCCTAAAGACATTTAAGGAAGTTACTATAGGGACTATAAGCGGAATGCCTAATGCTGCAGACAAGCTAAGAGGTCAGACATTGTCTGGATCTTCAAAGGATATACTAGATCAGTTTTCAGAAGAGTACGGATTTGACTGGAGTATACAGGATGGGGAAGTAGTAATAAATCCCGTAGAGCAATCTTTGGGAGGCGACGAGGCTGTCCTTATAACCGCTGCAACTGGTATGATAGGATCTCCTACCATAACTGAAATAGGAGCTGACGTGAGTAGTTTGTTAAATCCCAAATTGTTACCTAACAGGGCATTTAAGATAGAGCCTATAAATGCTGATGTTCAACTGGGAAATTTATTTTTCAGAGAAGTTAAGAGAACCACTGCCGAGGGTACTTATAAAATCCAAGAGGTAACTTTTAAAGGGGACTCTAGGGAGGGAGAATGGTCTTCATTAGTAAAAGGTAGAATTATAAATGGCTGATAAGAGTCCCAACCTGTCTACATTGGCCTCCAATATAAAACAGGGTATCGATAGCAGACTTAAGGATTTACATACTTCTCTTCCAGGAATAGTAGAGTCTTTTGATTCGGCTACGCAACTAGCTAGAGTACAACCTGCTATTAAGAGAATATTCGTAACTAGAGACGAGGATATAGAAATACTGACTCCTTTAGACTTACCTATTCTTATAAATGTACCCGTTATATTTCCTAGGGGAGGGGGTTTCTCATTGACCTTCCCTGTATCTAAAGGCGACGAATGCCTAATTACTTTTTGTGAGAGATCTATAGACGATTGGCATCAGACAGGAAAATCTAGAAGTCCCTCCGCTAGAAGGTTTCATTCTCTAAGTGACGCCACTGCGTTTGTAGGTTTATCCTCAATTCCTAATAAGATACCTTCCTATAGTACTGATGAAGTTCAGATTAAGAAGGACGACGGCTCAGCTATTCTTTCTATAAAACCAGACACTGGTATTAGGATGCAGAACTCAAATGGATTTGTAGAGCTACAGGCTGACGGTTACTTCAATATTAACGGAGTTATATTCGATATACATTATCACGAACAACCTAACGACTCACATGGTGATTCGGAAGAACCGACAGGAGTACCTCAGTCATGATAGGTAGAGCTTTAGATTCAAATAATAATTTGATAGTCAGCAATGGAAAATTAAGATTAGTTTCCGACGGAGCTGAGGTAGTTCAACACGTTAGGACTCGTCTTCAGTTTTACCTTGAGGAATGGTTCTTAGATACAGAATCTGGGACACCTTATTTCCAACAGATATTTACAAAACCTGCGAACTTAGCTAATATAGAGTCGATATTTAAAGCTAGAATACTAGATACTCCTGAGGTAAAAACCCTATTGGAATTCTCCATGGATTACGAAGGAGGATCTAGTAGAAGGTTAACAGTAGCTTTTTCAGCAGAGACCATTTACGGAATTATAGATAAAGAAAAGGTGACGATCAATGTCTGAGTTCGGAATAACTAATGAGGGGTTTAATCGCAAACGGTTAGACCAACTCCTTTTGGAATTGAATGACGAAGTTAAGAGTATATTCGGGGATAACTTTAATGTTTCTCCTGAGTCCCCTGACGGTCAAGTTAACGGAACTGTATCTGAGTCCAACGCTAATCTATGGGAAATAGCTGAGGAGGCGTATAATTCCTTTAATCCTTCGGCAGTAACTGGAGTAACTCAGGATAACTTATATCAGCTTAATGGGCTTTTAAGATTAGCTGCGACTAGCTCATATGCAGTAGTAACAATAGTTGGAGATCAGGGCACTGTTGTACCGCTAGGCAGCTTAATATCTACTTCGGACACTAATGTTCAATTTGCCACAGAGTCAGAAGTTACAATTCCCATTGGGGGATCGACTACGGTTATAGCCTCAGCTATTGATACTGGAGATATATTGGCCTTGGCTAATACATTAACAGTAATAGATACTCCTATAACAGGTTGGAGTTCAGCTACTAATGCTCTAGACGCCATAGTAGGTACTGAAGAGGAATCAGATGTTGAGTTTAGAGCTCGTAGAGATAGATCAGTAGCTAGAGATGCTCAGGCTATAGTGGATGCTATTTTTGCAGAGGTACGTTCGGTATCGGGGGTGACTCAGGCAGTAGTCCTTGAAAACGATACTGATACGGGTCCAGATACTAACGGCCTACCTGCTCATTCTATCCATACTATAGTGGTAGGTGGTAGCGATTCCGATATAGCGGAGGCTATTTTCGTAAAGAAAACATTAGGAGCCACTCCATTCGGAACAACTACAGTTTCGGTAAATGACGATCAAGGTATACCCCATAATATTTCCTTTTCCAGACCAGCTCAGGTTCCTATATACGTAGAGGTAAACCTCACTACGTTCGCAGACTATCCTTCAGATGGGGACGATCAAATAAAGCAGGCCATAGTAGACTATGCTGAAGGAAACTTAGTACAGGGGAGGGGATTTTTCTTAGGGGATAATGTTAT